ACAAAAATTTGATTTACAACGACGATGAGGACGGTGGATCCAAGGCACCTTCTGCCTTGTCATCAGTTGCACAGGGATCTGTGGGAGACGTTTATGTTTTAGACATGTTTGAGCCTATAACGGAGGGGTCACAGCTTCTCAAGTTTTGGCCTCAAACTACTCTGTATTGGCACGAAAGATAGACCTGCTAACTTCTACGAATACACAATTTACTTCCATCCATGCTACATCTGCTGATTCCATATCGTGACGTGGGTCTGTATTAGATACCCAAATGCAAGGCCTGTTCCAATGAAACATAACAGGATCCTTGTACATAGCCTTTACCAAGAAATGGGACTGGCATCCAAGCCAATCCTTGAATCCTGGGAAGAATTTAATTCCTCCTCTGATGTCATCGAACACAGCGTACAGGGCTCCTCGTGATTCGAGGGCAAGCTTTCCTGAGAACATTCCTCCAAAGTACAAGTGTTTACCAAGCGATCTAGCGTATACTGTCTTTCCAAGTCGACTATCTCCGTAGAGTACGAGGCTTCTGCCTAAATAAACAAGGTGCGTGAGCAAGGATTACACGGGGCCATTGTTTGACCGGAGGGAGTGGCCCGTGCACGCGAACCACCGGGCACAACCAATGACTTTCAAGAGCCGCGCTTGCTCTTATGTGGGGCAGAGGAGCCCCTTGAGGGCGACGAAACTTACCTCGTTTTCCATCCAACTCCTGACCAAGTCCTTCCCTGAAGCTGATGAGTTCCTGCAACTCTCCATAGTCAAATCGTGGGTCCTCATAATTTGGTCCCTCGTATTCAGGGCAAGGAGTAGCATATTCGGAGTCTGCGAATCGGGATAATGCTGGAAAACATTTGGCGAGGTCAGCAGGAGCCAGCTCTCGCACAAGTTGGAAAAATTCATCTCTAGAAGTTGCATCGAGTATCTGGCTCCAGATAGCATTCTTTGATAATATGTGTACTGGTTTAGGGCGTTCGAGTCCTCCAGCCACGACCTCTCCATCCTTGATTGCGTAATCATAGCCATGCTCAGGAGTTCCGCGTGACTTGCTAATATTTGGGTGGAAGTCACATACGTCTGCAAAGGAGACCACTCGGAATCTTCTTCTTCGCCCGAAATCGACAAAAGCATGTAAATGAGTTCCCCCATCAGCATGCTCTTCTCGGCCGATAATGCACTCAGCTGAAAGAGAAGCAAAGTGGTTACACACTGCCCAAGGGTCGAGGTCAGCGCATTGCGCGTAGGTGAAGAGTCCATATCTGCAATGGAAATCGAAGGGCATAAAAAATTGAGTCACAACTGAGGAACTGGACAAAACTAATATTATAGTCCAGTGACGGTGACTACCGATCACTATAAATACCAGTGGACCCCCTACCTGTGCGAAGTGGGAAGTGCGTAGCACCGAGGAACGAGGGTACTTCATCACGAGTAGGGGGTCCACCAAACAGCATGGCTTATACCAAGAGACGACGTGGCATGCCCAGGCCCTTGGCCAGAAATAGGCGTTACGTAAAAACGCGCGCATCCAAGAGAACTTACAGAAAAAAGGCGAGGGGTAATGTGAGGCGGAAGCCACCCAAGACATTCCGAGCAAGGGTTCTTAATGTAACTACAAGGAAAAAGCAAGACAACATGTTGGCTTACAAGGGTGACCTGCATAGTTCATTTTCACCGAAGAATTACACACCGGGACCCACCCTGGTCCCTGCCACAAATGGAGGGGAATCCTACCTTTGGGTTGCTACTGCAAGGACGATTGAGACAGATACTGGGTCTGGTCAGGCGAATGTCAATGATACAGCCACCAGGACAGCCACCAATTGCTACATTAGGGGCATAAAGGAGAACATCGAATGTTCAACCAATACTGATGATGCCTGGAGGTGGAGACGTATAATCTTCACTTACAAGGGTACGGATATTATTCAGTACACGGGAACACCGTCAGAGATTTTAACTCCCTGGCTTGAAACAAGTGCAGGGTACGCACGGGTTGTTCCAAGGATTACGAACACAGGTGACACTGATATTGATCTTCTGACCACAAAGCTGCATGACCGGTTATTCCAAGGCGTTTTCAACAAGGATTGGGATAATGTAATGAATGCAAAGACAGCCAATGAACATGTCAATGTTCTGCATGACAGGGTTCGCACTTTTCGTTCTGGAAATGGGAAGGGCGTTTTCAAGACTGTCAAGACCTGGCAGCCTATCAACAAAAATTTGATTTACAACGACGATGAGGACGGTGGATCCAAGGCACCTTCTGCCTTGTCATCAGTTGCACAGGGATCTGTGGGAGACGTTTATGTTTTAGACATGTTTGAGCCTATAAC